AATCGCCTCATCGCTCATCTTCAGCGTCTCGACCAGTTGCGCATCCACCGCGGTCGTCTGGATCGGCTGCGCCTTCAGCCCGTGCGTCGCGAACATCGTGTTGCCGGCATTCGCGCCCGACGAACGCTCCATCCACTTGTTGCGGATGGCTTCAATTTCTTCGGTCTTTAGCGGCAAATCGGTTTGCAGAATAAACGACGGGCGAGACTGGTTCAGGTAGAACGCAATCTGCTGTTGCAAGGCGGCGTTGTTAACCGCGAGAGCAGGCGCCGCGGCCAGGATCGGGGTTTCGCCTTTCAGTTCATGGCGCGGTGTGTGCAACCGCACATGCAATACCTCGCGGGCCGGCACGCCTTGCGTCAGGTCGAGCCGCCGCTCGATCACCTCGTTGCCAGACAACGAATAGTAAATGCTGCCGTCCTCGGCGATGCCCGCGGCGCCGGTTCGCATCAGGTGCAGTTCAGAGATTTCGGCCCGGTCGTTCCGCACCGCGACGGCATAGGCGTTGCCGTGCTCGTACAGCCGCCGCGTCAGGTTTAAGAGGAAATCGGAGATCGACTGATAATCGTTCGGCCGCCGCAGGATGCGCGACAGCGCCGAATTGGTGACGCGCTCCCTGCCGCCGTTGTCGAGCCGGCGCCAGTGGTCGCCGCTGCACATCGGCACGGTCTGCGCATAGGCCGAAATGCAGGCTTCCAGCATCGCCGAGCGCGCGCCGTAGGGCTGCACGTTGCCGCCGCTCTGCCAGTAGTTCCACGGCGAGCCGGCGGGAAGCCAGCCGTTGCTGAGCATGTAGGGGCCGGGTCGAAATGCCCCCTCCGGCGCTGCCGCCGGCCAGCCCAGCATGCGGGTGAGCCAGTTTGCCACTTAGTGCGCCCGCGCCATCGGGTTCGGCACCTGCTGCGCCTGCGCCGGGGCGGCCAGCAGCAGGGCGGCGAGGAGGGCGGCGCGGGTCACGGACATATGTTCACCACGCCCGCGTTGTTGCGCAGCGTGCCGGACGGCTGCCCGGTACAGCTTGTAGGCATCGCCGTGATCCGCACCGGCTGGGCAAACTCGAACATCCCGGTTCCGGCAAGCCGGCTGAACCGCAGGTTCCCGGCGGCATCTCCGGTCGAACTACTGATGCCGACCTTAGCCCCGCCGACATTATCGAATGTCACAAATGGCGAAGTGTCACTGTCGCACAGATACAACACATTGGTTAGGCCAGCGCTGTTGTTGACGCAGGCGCCCCACAAGCTGTATCCCGCCGCCGCCACCAGCGCCGGCTGGCGGGTGCCCAGCCCAATCAAGCTCAAGCCGCTGCGAAACCCGCTGTTGCTGCCCCAGTGCAAATCGGCCCCCGGCTCCTGCGTCGGAAACGGCGTGCCGTTGGTCTGGTCGATGTCCAGGTGGTTGTTGTAGGTACAGGTGCTGTATGCGGCGCATGTCGGGAACGTCGTCTGCCCCCTGGCGATGTAAGCGCCGCTGTACCCAATCGGGCTTAACACGTTGCCGTTAGCCGGGAACATGTGGGTGCCCGATACCGCCACCGTCATGTCAACGGATGTGCCGGCGTTGAAGATGCGCCCGCTGATATGGTTGTTGTCGCAGCCCTGGCAGAGGAGGCCAGTGCCTGCGCTGCCGCCGATAAAGATGTTTCTGGCAAAGTTGAAGGCGGCGTTACCGTGGACGCCTGTGCCGTCAATGAAAGCGGCCAGCTTCAACTGGTTCGATGTGTACGGGAAAGTGCCGCCCCAATTAGTTCCATTGTCGATGTAAAGGCTGTCGATGGTGTTCTGCTGGCTGCCGCTGCCCGGCGCCGCGTCCGAGGTCAAGGTCACCACATTGCCGCCGCTGAACCCGCCCGTAAACGTCAGATCGTCAAAATGACCGTGATATGAAGAGGCGATGTAAAGCCCGTCCGCCGCCAACCCGTTGTTGCCGTCAAAGGCGCAGTTCTTGATCTCCGCGCCGTTGATCTGCCCCGTCACAGTCCGCACCTCGGCCATTCGGCCGCCAGCCACGCCGATCCACTTCAGCCGGGAGCCCACCCCAGCACCCGTCCCGGCGGCGCAACGCAACCCGACCGGGCCGCCGTTGGCCGGCCAGACAATCTTCGTGCTCAGGCCGTAAATGCCCGGCGGCAAGGTAACGGTTCCGCCGCCGGAAGCTGCCGCCGCCAGAGCCTCATTAACGCACGGCCCGACGTCATGGGTCGCATCCCAGGTGCAAGTGCCGTAAGCCGGGCCGTAAAAGCTGCCCGCCGCCTTGCCAATGTTATTCAGCGCACCGGGTTGGGCCGCGTTGCTGGCATCCTGAAACATGTCAGCCATTGCCTGGGTTGCCAGCATCAGGCCAACGCAAAAAAGCCAGGGCGCGGCCCTCACGGCGTGCCCCAGAAGCTCTTCTGATTGGCCCGCAACGCCGTCCGCTCACCAGCCGTCAAGGCGTAATTGTCCCAGTATATCGCTTCGGCCTCGTTACAGGTCGCGCCAGCCGCACCGGGGCTGAAGTAGAGCGGCCCGGCGCCGGCTACCGGCGTCACCGTGCCGGTGGTCTCGGTGCCGTCGATGTTGACGACGCTGGAGGCGCCATTCATCACGCCCGTGTGGCTGTGCCACTGAAGTCCGGCAGCGGTCGCGTTGATTGCTCCCGTGGCCTGCAGAACAGTTATATCGAGAGTGGCATGCTGTCCCAGAATGTTGCTGAAACTCGCCGCCATATAAGTGCAGCCGCCCGGCCTGATTTGGTGTTGGCCGACGACGCTTAGACTTAGTATTGCGGATGGCGTCACATTGCTGAACGCCATGTTCTGACTGACATCGTTGACGCGGGCACACGGCAAGCCGTTCTGACAATTCGTCACATATGCCGGCTGCGCCGCCGGACCGGCCTGCGTCCAATGCCGAGCGTTACCTGATTGATCGTACCAAGCCGTCAGAAAGCAGCTTGTCGCCGCACAGAACGCGTTGGCCGCCACCGTATCGATCGGCGCCCCGGTAAAGCCGGTAAAGCCGAGAAAATTGATGTCCTGCTCGGTGTTGTCACTGGCCCTTCTTAGCCGGATACCGGGGCCGGTGTAGGATGATTTCAGCCTCCTCATGCTGTAGGCGGCGGCCGGGGTGGCGAAAGTGTCCAGCGGCGCCGATGCCTGCGGCACGATCCGGTGCCCACGATACGGCGCGTGCATCCGCGCTTCGGCGGCCGGCGCCGCCAGCAGCAGCCCGGCAAGTAGCAACACAAGGCGCATCAGAGCCCGGTGCCGGCCGTGACGTAGAGCGTTGCCGTGCCGGTGCCGGTGATGCCGGCAATGTGCGTCGCGTTGCAGCCCAGCACTTCCACCGAGCCCGGCGCGACGGGCAACCCAGCCGCAACCGTGGCAACAACCGTCACGTCGCCACAGGCAACAAAGACAGCGCCCGTGCCGGCGTTATAGACGCGCACGGCCTGCGTGCCGCCCGCCGCAGTCTGGATCTGCACCCGTCCGGTCGTCGCGGTTGCCGCCAGCGTCACCGTGGCGGCACCGTCCCAGCGGAACGCCTGCTGCGCACCAGCCGCGGCCGGCACCAGCAATAGCACCGCCGCGACTAGCGCGCGCGCTTTCATCGGGTCGTGTATCCGCCGCCCGACTGCGGCTCCATCGACTTCTTGACGCGCTGCCCGGCCGGAGCCGATGCGTCGTATCGGCCCTCCTTGATGGCGTCCGCCTCCTCCTGCGTCGGCGTCGGCGTCGGTGGCGCCGACGACACCCGCTCAGCAATCTCCTTGTCGGTGCGCTCCTTCAGTTCGGCATCCGTAGGCACCGGAACCGGCGCATTCGCATCGCGCGTCGGTGCCGGGGATGCCCGGTCGGGATTGCTGGTCTGCGCCATGTTGGTTCTCCTCGGTATCACGGGATCGTTACGGCATTCGACGGCGGCGCCGCGGTCGAGCCGTTGGCGTTGGTTGCCGTCACAATGCAAACAATGCTCTTGCCGCTATCGGTTGCGGCGACGACGTAATCCGCCGCGTCGGTGCCAACCGCGGTGCCGCCGGATTGCCACGCATAGGCGTAAGCACTCGGCTCGCCGGTCCAGTTGCCCATCGTGCAGTTTAGCGTGCCGCCGACTTCCGCGGTGCCGCCCACATAGGGCACGTCCTTGTTCTGCGGCGGCGCCAGCGGTGCAACGTCGTCTGCCGTCGCGCCGTGCGCCCGCGCCTTGATGAAGTCGGCACGCGATTGCGTCGGCATCGGCGAACCCTCGGGCTCGGGCTCACCTTCGCGATAGCGGTAGGTTTCCATCAGTCGCCTCGATGCGGTGAAGGCGGGGCCGAAGCCCCGCCGAAGGTGCTTAGGCCCAGGAAACACCGCTTCCAATAAACTGAACCATGCCGCTCCTGCGCATCGCCCAGTTCACATTTGCGAGCATTCTTATGGCGATTTGGGCGGTTTGAAACATGCTCTGCGTCGGTGTCGCCAGCACGCCGGAGCCCTGCGCACCCGTCGCGATCTGCAGTGGCGTCGTGTCCTCCATATGGATCGTCGCCGTTTCACTCACCTCGAATTCGGGTGCGCCCGACACGCTGACGAAATCGGCCGTATCGATCATGTAAACCGCGCCGGCCGCCACGCTGGTGGATGCAATGACGGTGAACATATCGGTGAACTGCGTGCTCCAGCCGAACGGCGCCCCGGCCGGTCCCGGCGCGAACATCAACTGGTTGCGCTGCGCCGGGTTTATCAACATCGCCAGGTTACGGCCGGCATTGGCCGCATAAAACGGTGCCGTGAGCTTATTCAAATCGCCCAAGAAGGCAGTGTAGCCGCCGCCCGCCGTCGCGGTGAGCGTGCTGACGCCATTGGTCAGACCTGCCGGCCGGATGGTGGAGACCGCCACGTTGTCGAGCAGCAGTGCGTCGATGTTGATCTGCGTGTCGTCGACAATCGCGCTGCGGATCAACGCCTCGATGTCCGGGTTGCTGTAGGCGGCGATCTCCCGGCTCATCACGCTGATGCCACCCACCTTGTGCGGGTATAACGTGATCGACGTGGTGCCCAAGCGACGCACCGGGATTGGAGACCCTTCCGCCACGAAGCTGCCGCCGATGCTAGGTGTGGCGGCGCGTGACGGGATCTTGATGGCGCCCTGGTTTGGGCCGAACGACAAAGACACGCCCATTGCCGCAAGTTTGGGAAACACTTGGTTCGGCATTAGGCTGTTGACGAACTCGGCTTGCCCGACTTGCACCAGTTCCAATGCCCAGCCGGCCGTTGTCGTCGTCGCACCGGCAATTGCGGCGCGGGTGACAATCGCGGTCTGCTCGTCGTCCGGGTAACGCTCGGCCAGCACCTGTTCGAGCGGCATCCGTTGGGCAACGCTGATGAACTCAGCCACGCAGCGGTTCGCAAACAGGTCGCCGGGTGTGCGCTCCTTGCTCGGCAGCCCGAGCGGCCGGCGGTTGATTGCCGGCGCCGTTACCGGCGGCAGGATCTCTTGCCGCGCCGCGCGCAATGCCAAGGATTTCTCGGTGGCGCGCAACGACGACAGCCGCCTTTCCTGCTCGGAAATCTCGGCGTTGAGCCCGTTTGCGATATCTGGGTCGTGCTCGGGGTCGCGGGTGTGCTCGAACAGTTTGTCCCGCGCCGCGTTCAAGCGGTGCTGACGGTCCTCGATCTGCTGACTAATGGTAAGTTGCTCTGACATTGTGGTTGCCCTCGAATGGGGCTGCATCGCGGCAGGCGTGCCGGTTGTCACCGTTCCCCGCCCGGTTGCGGCCGGCGGGCCGAAGGCAAGGGTTATGGTGTCGTCGCTGATCCCGAGAGATCGGGCCAGTTGCAGTGCCGAAGGATTGGCCGGCACCGATACAATCGATGTTTCGAGCAGTTCCTGCC